CCGCCATAGCCAGCGGTCGTCACAGGCGTCCAAGCCTTGTTCGTCGCATCCCAGATGTATTCGCCGCCCGGTCCTGGCTCCCACGACTTGTTCGTCGCGTTCCACTTCCAGTTCCCGCCAATGGCGCCGGGCTCCCAGCTCTTGTTCGCGGCGTTCCACACCAACTCGCCCGGCTCGCCCGGCACAGCCGGACGCCAGCAATTCGTCGATGTGTCCCAGAACCAAGTGGGTTTCGGTCCTTCAAGAGCCATTCTGTCCTCAGAAAAACGGGGCGGCTGTTACACCGCCCCGCTCAGTCCTTAAGTAGTCGTCAAATCGGCAACGACCCCGTGCGCCTTCTCGTTGCGCATGCAGAGCGTCACCTCAGTGATGAGCTGGCGCTTGTCCGCATCGCCCGTCTTCGCAATTGGGTTGACCGCGAAGGGGCGCAGCGTGTGGCGGCTGATGTAGTCCGGGTCATAGATCATCGCCGTCCGCTCACGGCTGAAGCGGTTCGGAATAATCCGCAGCTTGCCGAAGTCGGACAGGTAAAGATCGGCCGACGCCACGATAGCCAAAGCGCCCGGAGAACTCGGGTTGTTCCCGAAGTCCGAGTACTTGGTCGTGATGCCAGCGAAGGCCGAAGCCTTCTGCTTGTTGACCGGCCCCACCATGACGATTGACGGCTGCCCGCCTTGGCTCCAGCAGTTCAGGATCACCGCTTTCATGCGGGTTTCCGTGAACGTGCGCTGACCCGAGGACGATGCGTCCGTCGCCGCGACCACGAGGCCCGTGGTGGTGTAGCCGCCGTCAGCGCCCGCCGTCGCGCCGCCAGAGCCGCGCGTGTCGTTCGTCTTGATCCAGGCCTCGAAGCCAGCCAGACGCCGCGCCGTCGCGTTCGAGCCGGCCACAGAGGCGTAGTTGCCGCACATGGCCTTTTCGATCGAACGCTTCAGTTCCCGACCGCGCTTGGCGATCTGGTACGCAAGTTCCTCTTCGCGGCCAGCGGTCGTCACGGCTTGAGCCGTGCCCGACACGATGACCGAGCGTTGGAATATTTGCGTGTAGTTGCGCGGGCGAACGGTAGGCGTCGCCGTGTAGTAAGTCGCGTCCGCACCTTCAACAGCGCCCGCCGCCGTGGCCGAAGCCAGCGCGTCGGTTTGCCATTCGATGTAGCGGTTTTTGGCCGGAGCCCCCTGCTGGATGGACGTCACGAAGGGCGTCTCCATCGGGGAGATGTCGTAGATAGCGCTCGAGAGGTCTTCTCGAATGCCGATCTGTTCGTATGTGGTGTAAGTGGTCGTAACTGCCATTGGACTTGCCTTTAGGTTGGCAAGCCCGGTGCGTGCTTATTTGAGCATTTGCCGCAGTGTCGGATCGCTCATGAAGAGGCGAGCCGCGTCCCGTTCATCCCCGCTGTTGCGCAAGGCTTGGCGCGCTTGGCTCGCTTGACCGGCTTGGAATGTGCCGTCTGCGTTTCTGGCCTGCTGCGCATTGCCTCGCGTCACCTTCGCCACGCGCTCTTGCACAGCCTTCTTGACCTCGGCCGGCTTCGGCGCCGGCGTCGTCTTGGCTGCTATCGCATCCATAGCCATGCGCACCAGTCCATGATTGAACGGCACAGACGCGATGTAGTCGGGCGATATGCCATACAGCTTGCCCAGCTTCTCGCTGATGTCCGTGATCATGGTCTGGCGCTTGCCTTCGTCCTTCCAGTCGGGGACGTAGCGGCTAAGGCGCTCATGCTCGCGTGTGGCGGCCGCTTCGGATGCGGCCAGGAGCGCTTGCTGTTCCTGAGAGCGGGCTTGTTCAGCCCTCGCTTCGATGCCGCGCCACGCGCGCACCTGATCCTCATAAGCAAGCATTTCCCGGTGGTAGACCTCGGGGTTGTAGTACTGGCTGTTGGGGTCGAGGTAGAGCCGCGACGGGGGCTGGGGCTGGGGGATGACCTGAAGGGCCATCTCCGCCGCCTGCCTGACCGCAGCGTGCGTCTGTACGATATCCCGCAGATACTCGCTCTGACGGGATCGCGCTTCGTCCTCAGCCTTGTGAACTGCTGCGGCGATGTCACCTTGCATCGCCCGGACTTGTTTGACTGCCTCGACGGCTTCGGCAAGCGGCACTCTCACCGCTTCTTGGCCTTCCGCTTCGGCGGGAATTTCGAGCCAGTCCTCCGCAGCCTCTTGGTCCGCAGCTTCCTTGGGCTGGTCTTCAGCTTTGTTGTCGGGCTGCTGTTGCCCGTTCCGCGCCGCGCGCGGGTCCATCTGTTTCTGTTCCTCGGGCGACAGGGCGACGTCATCGTCGTCGTCCATGTCCCCCGACCGCTCGCGGTTGATCGCGTCGCGGTTCATCTGGTTCTGGTTCCTGGGCGCCTGCTCTGCAAAGGCGTTCGTGCCCCCGCCGCCAAGCATGCCCAAAATCTTGTTCGTGGCAGCGTCTAACGCTGCGTCCTGGATGCCTTCGTCACTCATGCGACCGCCGCAACCTTCCTGCCTTCAAGGATATCCAACTGCTTTTCGAGCGCCTGCAATGAAGCGGCGTCGTTGCTGAAAATGCGCTTCAGCGAGCGCAGCACGTTAATGGCCGTCATCAGGCGAAAGCGGCGCGTGTCGGCGTCATCGCCCACGTCCAGCCCCAGCGCCCGGCCCAGCATCTCGCTTTCCAGCGCCTCGAACACCTTGGCAAAAGCTGGATTGTCCACCGTCAGACGCGCCTCACGCGCCCGCTCGATGGCCTCGTATAGCTGCTCCCTATTGGCCATTGACATCCGTGTCCACCGTGGGCGCCTCGCCGCTGCCCGTTGCAGCAGCCTTTGCCTTGCCCACGCGCTCTGCGGACTCAATCCGCATGCGCTCCAATTCATAATCCTGCGCCATCTTGGCCCGCGCCAGCTCGGCGTCCATGGCCATCTGCTGACGCGCCAACTCAAGATCGGCCGCAGCCTTCTCGCGCATCACCTGAATCTCAGCCGCCGCCTTCTCACGCGCCAGTTGGATCTGCGCGGCCGCCGTCTGCTCCTGAAGCTTTAGCTCCATCGCCGTTTTCTCGGTGTCGAGCTGATGGCTGGCGCCCTTGGCCTGTACGTCAAGCTGATGGCTCGCCTGCTTGGCCTGCGCATCCGCCTGCACCTTCGCCATCTCCGGGCTCGGCTGCGGCTGCGGGCTCCACGGCTTCATCGCCGGCTGGCCCGTCTGCGGGTCAATCTGCGGCTGACCGTCAGGCCCTTGCACCGGCACCTCGGGCGGCTCGCTGAAAAACGGCGCAGCGCTCTTGTAGCCCCAGTTACGGCAGCCTTCCTCGATCAGATTGTAGACGTTCTGGCTCGTGACCATCGGGTTGTCCGAACCCAGCGTCTGCACCAGCGTCTGCTGGACCTGCTGCATCCATTGCACGCCCAGCATGGCCTGCTCACGGTTGCCCGTGCCCAGACCCGTGTGAACGCGGACCTTCCAGCCCTCATTCCATGCGCGCGGGTCGAACTGGCACCATTTGCCGCCCACCTTTGCCTGCTTGGCCTGGTGCTGGTTGCGGCACAGCAAGCGCAGCAGCTTGGCAAAGAAGCGCTCCAGACCCGCGCCCATGTTGCGGGCCATCAGCTCCTTGCGCGCCGCGCCAGCCGTTTGCAGCAGGTCAATCGCCTTGCCGCTGTGCTCCTTGGTCAACAGCGCATCGGCGTCCACGCCCTGCGTCTGGCGCGTCGCGCCCGTGCGCTTCTCCAGCATCATGTCGATGTTGGCGAGCGCCTTCCAAGCGATCTCAGTCGTGTCCACGCCGCCCGTGAGCGGCATGATGGCGTCGCCCGGCGCACCCTCCACGCCGATCTTCTGCCCGGCATAGGCGCCCAACAGGTCGTCAAGCGCCACCTTGTTCCGGTCGTAAGCCTCACGCGGCACCACGGCCTGGTAAAGCGCATCGAGGCCGGCGCGCTTGATCACCGTAGCCTCACGCTGCAAGTCCTGCGTGATGTCGTGCAGGCTGTAGCCGTAGAAGCGGTGCGGAATCGGGATCGGCGTCCACGAGCCGAACGGGTTCTCGTTCACCTCTTCCCATTCAAGCAGCAGGTCGCCCATGCGATAGCTGCGAATGGTCTCCGGGAAGCCGTCGCCGTTCAGGTCGACGCGATAGTACTCCTCCAGCACCTCGATCTGCTGGGCCGTGTTGTTGGCGATCGTCTGCCAGTCGTCGCTCTGGTCCTTGAAGCGCTCCATGCGCACGTCAGAACCGCGCCGGATGTTCTGCGGGCCGGACACGGCCGAGCCGGAATAAGCCATGATGGCGTCTTCCTTCTCGGGCCACAGCTTGGCCACCTCGCCGCGCAGCTTACGCCACACCCGCCCAACGTACCGGGCTTCGTCGATGTCCACAGCGCGCCCATTCAGGCGCATGTCTTCCGGGGCGATCACCTCGATCTCAGCCCGCGCTGGCGTCTTGAGACGCCGCACCTTCAGGCTGAAGCCGCCCGCGTCGCTCTCCTGCGGGCCGCCGTTGTCGTCGGCGTCGTGGTCGCCATCGCCATAGCCGATGATCTGAATATCAGGATCGGCCATGAGCATCTGCACTTGGGCCACGCCCAAGCCCGTCAGCGTCTCAGGCGCCAGATACTCCGCCTCGCGCCAGTAGCACGCCATGAACCCGCGCCGATGCAGCAGGCCATCGAAGGCGAAGGCGTCGGTGTTCTGAAAGCCGGGATTGTCTACGAAGTAGACCCAGTTCAGGTAATCCTCGGCCGCCTTGGCTTCCTTCTCATCCTCTGGCCGGCTGGCCTCGATGCTCAGGATATTTCCGCCCGAGCAGAACACACGGGCCATGTCAGGCCGCGTCCACTCGATCGTCTCGAACACCTCACGGGTGACGACCTTGGACCGCCCGTCCTCTTCGTCGCCGTAAGGCTCGCCGTAATAGTGCTTCAGCGCATCAATCTGTTGCTGCTGTAGCTCGCTCTGGCGATAGCCCAGCGCCTCGTTCTCCTCAGCCTTGAGGTAGCGCAGAAGCTCGGCTTCCTTCTCCTCATTGCCGGTCTGATCCCCGCCCATGCGGCCGCCAGGGCCGGCGTCATAGCCGTAGGCGTAGCTCACGCCATGGTGCTCCCATAGGCGCGGCG